AGAGCCCTAACCCCCACCCCCCTGTGAGGGTATAAAAACCGAAGCCGGGGGGGGGGGGTTTGGGGCGCCTCGATTCCGAGCCAAGCTCGGAATCTGCGGAGCCCTGGGAAGCCGGGGGGGGTGGGGGCCTCAGGGCGCCTCGATTCCGAGCCAAGCTCGGAATCTGCGGAGCCCTGAGGGGTTGGTGGTGAAAGGGATTGGTGAAGAATAAATTTTATTGATGAATCATTTTGTCTCTAGTATCATTCATTCCTTCTATGTTATACAAATACTTCCGCGTGACACCAGTAGAAATTCGAGGCATTACAAATCCTTGAAGAGGACCAGTCGAAATACCAGGAACTGCCTTAGCAATCACTAATATATGCTTTGTCGCACCAGGATAATTAACTCCTAGTCTTTCAGCCATAGTCTGTCGAGTCATTACTCGTCTTTTAGGGTCTCTATATTGATAAGTTATAGCTTTTCCCCATGACATAAACATCTTCGTCTTCTTCAAAATCTTCAATCGCCAAGTAGCCAAACCGTGAGGCAAGTCGAAAGGCGTAGCACCACGCTTTCCAATCTGAATATCAGTACTAGTCTGAACAACCTGACCAATTTCCTCCGTAGACACATCAGCATAATCAAGCGCCTGGGCTATACTACTCGGTTGCCCAGAGACAGTAGTCCACTCTTTCGGCGAAACAATCTCATAGATGTCCAACTCTAAGGTACAATCAGCAGCACCTGCGCCCTCGGCGCCACCAGCACCAACAATATAGCTGGTGTTGCGAATCGTCACGTCTAGAATCCCACTCTGGAACATATATTTTGTCGTCAAGTCGACGTGCTGTCCGTATGTCTGCTCCGCATTTAAAGTGTTCTCATATCCCGAAATGTTCTTCAAATCATTCATATGAGGACTTGGACTATTAAGGCCATACAGAGCCAAACTCTGCACTATCTGAGCATTTGGTCCATCATCTGTAAAATTCGGAGTAGTAGACAACTGCCTGTTGAATACCACTGTCCGTGATCCGAGTTCCTTCTCAGCTACCGCTTTAACCTTCTGCTTAAACCTTTGCCATGAAAGCTTCTTTCCTCTAGGCATAGACCGCTTACGGTATATACTAATCCGATCATGTTGATCGGTAACTCCACGACCACCAGTCATTGGAACATTACGTCGGCTATAAGCACTCTTGTATAATCTATACCGATTCCGACCACCAAATCTTTGGCGTTTCGGGTTTTTCCGCATAGAGTAACCCCTACGTTTCGCCATTTTGAAAATTCAAAAGTGACCAATCAGAACGCTCTATTCGAGGCTAGCGGGGATCTTTGTTTGTTTTGTTACAAAAAGTCGGGTAATACTAAGCCGACTTTTTGAACACTTTGAAATTTGCCATGACCAGCACAAATTGGGTCTTCACCATCAACAATCCAGAACAAGTTCCGCTGTTGCTCACAGACGAACACAAAGCGTTCTTGAAGTATATACTCTACCAAGAAGAATTCGTGACCACACGTCATCTTCAAGGGTATCTTGAAACCAGAAAGCAGACTAGAATATCTGCACTTAAAAAACTCTTCCCTACAGCTCACTTCGAGAAGCGTCGCGGTACAAGGAAGCAGGCAGTCGAATACTGCACCAAAGAAGAATCAAGGGTATCTGGTCCTTATTTCTGGCATAAGGACGAACTATCTTTCGAAGTCTTCATATCAGCATTATCAAAAACAAACTCTAACCTTACAACTTTGTCTTTAATTAAAGCTATGTTGGATGAAGGGCGAAGCGATCAAGACATTGCTGATGAGCATTTCAATACCTGGGTACGTCACCATCGAGCCTTCCGAGAATATAGGCTCCTCAAGACTAAACCAAGGTCATCATTTGATGAACTAATCGTAGTCATCGGTCCTTCAGGAACCGGTAAGTCAAGATTCGCAATGGACACCTATCCCAATGCATATTGGAAACAAAGATCAAACTGGTGGGATGGGTACCAGGGACAAGAAACTATTATCTTGGATGAGTTCTATGGTTGGATCCCTTATGATCTTCTCCTTCGTCTTTGCGACCGCTATCCTCTTTTATTGGAGTCCAAAGGAGGCCAAATCCAATGTGGGGCCACTCGCATTGTTATTACTTCCAATCTTGTACCATCTTCATGGTATAAAAACGTTTATCAACCTTCTCTGCGTAGAAGAATAAGTAAAATCCTCTATATGCCAACCCTTGGTGAAAAAAAAGAATATAGTATAGAAGAATGGGAGGAGAGAGGGTTGGCCATTTAACCAGAGCCCTAACCCCCACCCCCCTGTGAGGGTATAAAAACCGAAGCCGGGGGGGGGGGGTTTGGGGCGCCTCGATTCCGAGCCAAGCTCGGAATCTGCGGAGCCCTGGGAAGCCGGGGGGGG